GCCGCCCCTCGTGACCGGGATATACCCGGGCGTCCTGATCCTCGTGCCACTGAGCGCCGTCGCGTCCGCGCCGTTCGAGGACTGGATCGCGCCCTGCTCCCATGTCAGCGCCGGCGATTCCATACCGGTCCACGAGATCCTCATATTCACGCCGTCCTGCGCCGCCTGAGCCGAGAAATCCCCGGCGGGCTCCACATTCCGGACCGTCACATATTCCGTCTCCGTCCAGTCGGACCAGGTCCCCGCGGAGGAGGCCGTCCGGACCGTCACCGGATACGCGCCGTCGCGGAAGATCCGCGGAACGATGAACGACGTCTCCGTGCCGGATCTCGTGCCGGAATCGTAGTCCCCGAAGCGCACCTGATAGGCCGCCTGGGACACGCTCGTCCACTCCACCTCCGGGATCGGCCTCCCGTCGCAGGTCACGCCGGACGCGGAGGGATTCTCCCGGACGGTATACACGAACTCCTGCCCCGTCACCCAGAAATCGTCCGTGTCCGCGTAATAATTCGCCGAAGCTGCCGGAGCCGCGGAGATGGAGATGGTCCACCGCCCCGCGCTCAGCGTCCCCGCCGGGATCGTGAAGGTCCCTCTCCCGCCGTCCGGAACGCTGACGGATTTTTTCCGCGCGATCAGCACGTTCTTCCCCGTGTCCTGATTCACGGCCAGCACCCCGAGCCATGCCTGCGCGTATCCGCCGTAATCGTGGCGGTAGGTGTAGCCGATCTCCGTGTCCTCCGACGCCACGATGGAGGCGTAGTTTCCGGGCACCAGATCCGTCACCCGCCCCCGCGACGCCGGATTGATCGGGGTGTAAACCAGCGCGGTCCCGAGATCCCCGCCGAGGATCGTCGTATAGGATGTGTGGTCCCCGAACTCCGTCGCCGGGAACACCCGCACGCCGTATTTCGCCGCGTTTTTCACCTGCGCCGCGTTCAGATTCACCGTGGCGTAATAGCTCCCCGCCGCGAGGGTCCCGAGGATCCCGGAGTTCAGCCCGATCTCTCCGTATCGCGTCTGCGCGTTTCCGGACAGCGGACCGGTCAGCACGCCGATGGCGAGAGCGCCGTCGATCACATGGGCCAGCGTCAGCGACAGCATTCCGACGCTCTGATCGGCCGCTGCGGGCTCCGTCGACATATCGCCGACGTCGAACAGCACCGCCGTCCGGTAGGATGTGTTGATATAACTGCTGCGATCCCATCCGGCCCGGCCGTTGTAGATGCCGTATTTGGTCTCAACGTTCGATGTATATCGTCCCGCTCCCGGCGTCGACGCCACATGAAATGTCGTCACGTCCTCACCCCCTCCTCATCCCGACCCGCGCGCCCTGGGCGATCCGCACGATGTCGCTGAATTCCTCCACGCTCGCCGCGTCGATGGTAATATTATAAACGTTCGACTCGTTCACCGTGGACCCGCCGCCGAACCCCGCGGGCAGAACCCCGTTCGGGAAGACTTTGGATCCCCGCGGCAGCTCCACGATCTCCGGCCCTCTCTCGCCCACCAGCGAGTATCCGCCGGGGGCGTACATGGTCCCGGAGGCGTGTCCGTAAGCATTCTTTTTCATCGCGTCTTTTATGACGTCGTGAAGACTGCTTCCCTGCGACGCATCCCATGGTTTGTAATCTGCCCCCATGGTGATTTTGGCAAAAAACTCGTCAAGCTTTTCTCCGGCCTGTCCCAGATAGGAAAGCAGATCCAGGAAAACATTGTCCTGTGCCGCGCGCATTGCGGCGTATTCCTTGTTTATGCTTTCCTGTTTTGCTTTGTATCTGTCGTATGCTTTTCCGGATTTGTCAAGTGCGGCTATCTCTTCTTCGCTTCTGACAATATTCTGATCTCTGGCTTCCTGCATCAGACGGCGTACGTTTTCGATTCCTGCCTCGAGTATGCCGTTCATGGCGATTGATGTTTCTCTGCCGAAGGTTTCCTCCATGGCGGCTGTCCGCGTGAGCGAGTCCGGATACTCTTTTTCAAAATATTCGAGCACGTCCAGCAGAACGTCCAGTGTATCCCGGGCATTCCCTTCCGTGTCCGTCAGCGCGACCCCGAACTGATCCCAGGTCACAATGCCGGATTTTACTGCTTCCCTGGCTTCATCCTGTTTTTGGACGATAGCCGCAACGGCGTCTTCCTGTTCATAATACTCAGCTTTCAGTTCTTCCAGCTTTTCCAGTTCTTTCTCGTATGTTTCAAGTGCGCTTTTCTTTTGGTCATCAGCTTTCTCCATGGCTTCCTGCCATGGCTTCAGGGCCTCTTTGATTTTTTCGCCGTCGCTGGACACGGCGCGCATTTGTTTGCTTACCTCTTCCCACCGGCTCAGAGCTTGTGTATACGCTTCTCTTGTCGTTTCATAATAGTCCTTCGCCGCATCCGTTGCTTCCTCCTGAGCGTCCCGCTTCTCAGAAAGAGCAGATAATGCCTCGTCTGCGGCATCCCTCTCTGCCTGCAGCTCTTCTACCAGCCCTCTGTTTGCCAGCAGCGCCTTCCCGGCTTCCGGAGCGATTTTCGCGAGCGCGGTGGTGAAGTTTGAAATATCCGTTCCAAGCTCCAAAGCGACATGATCCAGTTCCTGAAGGTGATCCGTGCTGGTGCCCAGTTCTGCCGACGTTGTGGAAATATCGTTGGCCCATTCGACGCTCTCCTTCCAGATCTCCTCCATTTTCTTGCCCACCTCGACGAGAGCCGACACAATGCCGCCCACAGCAAGCGCGCCTCCGCCGAAACTCCCGATCATCTTCTCGACCCCGGCCGGAATCTTGATCCCGGTCATCTCCTCGACCTTTTTCAGCCCGTCCAGCAGAGACATCGGAGCCTCCCCGCCGTTCGCGATGGCCTGATTATTGTCCCGTATGGCCTCCTCGTTCGCCCGTAACTCCCGCTCCATCTGGTCCAGCTGCCCCGAGGCCTCCGCGATCCTCTTCCGGTACGCCTCCGCCTCCTTCGACCCCTCGCCGTACCGCTTGATCGTGGCCTCCTGCGCCTTCGTGAGGTTGTCCACCATCTCCCGCTGCTTCGTGATGGAGTCGGACAGCTTCCCGTTCTGCGCCGTCAGATTCTCGTTCTGCCTCCGGAGGTTCTCCGACTTCTTCTGCAGATCCTCGGAGGATTTTCCGAGATTCCCGTATTCCTTCTGCAGAGCCTCCATGCCGCCGCCCATGGCCTTCAGCTCCGCCTCGTTGGCCGAGAGCTGGGCCTCGAGGGTCTTCACGGCGTCCTCGTACTCCCGGGTGGAGTTTTTCGCGTCCAGCATCGCCTGCCGGTTCAGCTCCTGTTCCCGGGTCAGCTTGTCCAGCGCGGCCATGGCGTCCATGGTCTGCATCCGGAGGGCCTGGGTCCTCTTGTCGTTCTCCCCGTAGGCCTCCGAAGCCTCCCGGGTCCTCTCGGCCAGAAGGTTCATCTTCTCCCGCTGGACCTCGATGGAGTCCGCCAGAGCCTTCCCCTTCATGCGGAGCACGTCCTGCGCCTCCGCCATGGAGCCGAGCCCGGACGTGGAGTCCTTCATCCGGGCGTCGTTCAGCTTGTACTCCTCCGACAGGACCTTCAGGGCCTTCTGATTCTCCTTCACGGCGGCGTCGCACTCTGCCAGAGCCGCCCGGAACTCTTTCTCGCCCTCGATCGTCAGCCGGATCCCGGCGTCTGCCATTTACCACACCTCCCTCTCATGCTCATTCGTCAGCCATCCCGTCGTGTCGTCGCGGCCCTGAGCCTGCTCCCGCTGATCCATGGCCTCCCGCTCCAGCGCGCAGAGATCCTCCAGCTCGTCCATGATCTGCCCGGCCCGGCGGAATCCGGCCTCGGTGCGGGTGTAGCCCAGCCGCCGGACCGCAATATTGGAGAGGCGCGGAGCGAAACGCGGAGGATTCTCGTCCTCCTCCTCCATCACATGGATGTCGTCGTTCCGTCCGCGCCGTCCCGGTTTTTTGGCGTCATGCAGTCGGCCAGCTCCTCGAAGATCGGCGTCAGAACGGGCGCGAGGAATCCGCCGAGATGCCTCCCCACGAATTCCTCCGTCACCCTTTTCTTGTCGCCGGCTGCCGCGAACTGCTCGTTGATCATGACCGCCGCCAGGAATTTCACAGCCCCCGCGGATCCGGCCACACCTGCCGCCGCGATGGTCTTGCAGGCCTCCACCGAGACGAACTTCCGCTCGATCTCGTCGATCACGTTGAGGTCACAGCGAAGGATGTACTCCTCGCCGTCCAGCACCAGCGTCCTCATGATTCACCTCACGGCGTCGGCGCCAGATTGGCGTCCAGCCAGGTCACCGCCGCGGCCTCCGTGTCCTTCCAGGCGCTCTGCATCTTCCAGCACCCGTTCGCGTTCTTCATGATGTCGCCGTTGATGGTCGTGCCCTGGAACTGGATGTTCTGGCCCTTGGTCTGATAGCTGTCGTCCGGAGGGCCGAATTTCACCCGCAGGAACACGACGCCGATCCACTTCTTCACGCCGCTGACCATCATGGGAACCACGAAGCCGAACCGGACATAGGGCGCCGCGTCGTCCGCCGAGAAGGTCAGATCCCCGGTGCCGCCCGTGCCGGAGCTGAGGGACGCGCCGGTCAGATCGGAGATCACCTCCGCCGTCATCTCGTCCACGCTCAGCGCCATGGAGCCGTCGATGAATTCCGGATCCACCTCGGCCACGTTGTCGTCCGCGTAGAATTTCTCGTCCGAAATGTTGGTGGTGATGTTGGCCGAGATCGCCCGCCCCGCCGTCTTCACCGTCCCGTAGGTCTCGGACTCGACCCCGTTGTCGCCCTCGGTGACGGTGATTTTCGCGTACCGCGGGTATTTCATGCCGATTTTTGCCATGTTATCCTCCTCTTCCTCCGCGGCTCTTGGCGATCATCGCCTCCGCGGCGTTTTTCATAGCGTCCTCCGCCTGCTTTCGTTTGGCCTGAACCGCACGCCGCGCGAAATGCGTGGGCCGCCGCCACTGGTACCCGTCCTTCACCGAGCCGGACTCAAAGACCCGGGCGATCATCTGGAACGGGATCCCCGTGTCCTTCCATTGGCCCGTACCCGGCTTCTGATAGCCGTCGAATCCGAGATGCACGTTCCACACCCGGTTCTTGTCCTGGCCCACCGGCGTGATGCCGAAGGAGTTCACCAGCTCGACCGCCTGCCGGTCCGCGATCTCGCCCCGGAGATTGGCCTTCATCTCCGCCGCCAGCACCGACGCCCCGGCTCTCAGCGCCTCCTCGATGGCCTCCGGAAGCCAGTCGCCCACGGAGGACAGGAACCACTCGAATTCTTTGTCCCGGAGAAACGTCGCCTTGCTCATCCGTCCTCCTCCGCGTACATGCCGCCGGGCTCGCAGGCCAGGGACCAGCTCAGCTCGTAGGCCGTCTGCTGGGTGCTGTCGTCCCAGGCGATCCGTCCGGGCCGGAGCGAGATCCCCACGGAGTCCAGCGCCGCGCACAGGGCGTCAAACCGCCGGTCGTACTCCTCCGTGGTATAGAAGTAGATCATCCCGGTCACCGCCCATTCGCAGAAGCCGTCGTCCGCGTCGAAGGGCTCGATCCCGGTCTCCCCCCAGACGGCGTAGGCCTCCCGGCTGTCCGCGGCGTCCGTCGGGGCGAGATAGTGATACACCCGGTCCGGAAGCACGCTGAGCAGCGCGTCCCGCACGTCCTGGATGATCATGATCCCACCCCCTTTTCAAACTTTTCGCCGATCCGCTCCAGGGAGAGGTCGCAGACCGCCTCCCCGGAGTCTTCGTCCGTCAGGTATTGGGCCTGCACGACCCGGTATAAAAACCCGTCCGCCAGCCTGCACAGATCTCCGCCCCGGCTCTCCGGCACGGCCGCCACAGGCGCGTGGGGCCGCAGGATCCGCGCGATCTGATCCACGCGGGTACCGGCCCCCTGACCGGCGAAATAACGATTGTACCCCACCACGCGGCTCCCGTACCACCCGCGGTAGTAAGGCACGAGCCCGTCCTCCGGTCTGTTCCCGGGCCGGACCGCCGCGGTGGTAGCCGGATGGTACAGCGTCAGGATGCCCGAATCAAGTATCACGGCGCGCCGCCTCCCTGATCCAGCGGTTTTTCAGCCGCCGTCTGAGCCACATCGGATCGTCCTCGCCCTTGTCCCGGTTGGCGTACTGCCAGCAGACGTAGTCCGTCAGCAGCATCAAGTCCGCCGGAGAACCGTCCAGCTCGATCCCCATGGCCCGCATCTCGTCCTCGGCGGCGGAGCAGCGCATCCGCACATACTCGTCAAATCCGTCCGTTTGGGCATACTGCCCGGCGTACTGCGTCCCGGCATAGACCCGGTTCATCCGCGCCCGGCACATCTTCACGACCTGCTCGAAGTTCATCCGCTCCGCCTCCCCTCAGCTTTGATTATGCGTTCGCCGTGTCAGCCGCGAAGGTCACGGAGGTGGTCACGGCGGTAGTGGTCAGGGAGAAGGCCGCGAAGCCCTCGCCGTAGTACGGGAGACCGTCCCAGCGGGAGGTGCCCTTGAACAGGGTGTTGTCCTCGATGAACTGGGCGTGCTCGGACAGCGCGATCTGGATGCCCTTGCGCTGCACCAGCTTGTACTCCTGGCCGTAGCCGCCCACGATGTTGCCCGCGGGAACGAAATCCAGGAGTTCCACCGCGCCGCCGATCACGGGCATTACGGGCTCGGCACCGGTCACCACGGCGCCGGCCGCGTTGATGGAGAGCAGCTCCTGCTTCAGCTTCGTGAAGGTCGTCTGGTGCATGGCCCAGAACAGGCCGCCCTTGCCGAGGTGCTTCTGCTCCGCCAGACCCAGCACGCCGACCATCTCCCGGTAGAGATCCACGCCCTTCACGGAGGCCGCGGAAGCCTTGCCGATGTGGGTGGCGTTCAGCGCGGTGAAGGCGGGCATGGAGGCCTGCCACCAGGCGGGAGCCTGAGTCGCGGCCAGACGGGTCACGATGCCCACGGGCATGTTGGTGCCGGTGCCGTACAGAATGGCCTTGTCGAGCGCGTAGCCGTTGCTCTGTCCCAGCAGGTCAACGACGATTCCCGCCAGATCCTCCACGGAGTCCTCCAGATACGGATTCGGCACGGGGACGAAGCCCGCCAGCTTGGACCCGTGGGTCAGGAACTGATTGATCCCCATCGCCAGCTCGTTGATTTTGCCGGTGGTGGCCGTCCAGACCGCCTCGGGAGCCGACGCCAGCACGTTGTACGCGCCGTCCCCCTTGATTGCATCCGCGTTCACGTGCCGGTACAGCTTGGAGTTGCGCTTGATCGCCTCCACGATCATGGGCTGCATCAGCGTCGGGATGGTGTAGGTCGCGCCCTGCACCGCTCTCTTCTCCTTGATGATGCCGATGAAGTTCCGCACCTCGTCGTTTCTGCAGATCTCGCGGATCTCCGCCGCTCTGCGGGCTCTCTCGTCAGCGAAATTCATGATCTCAACCCCTCCTCTGGCGTTGTTGTTTTCGGCAGAATTTTCCGCGGGCTTCTGCGCTCTCGCGGCCTCGGCCTTCTCTCTCAGCTCTTTTTCCTCCGCCTCAAGCGCGGAGATCTTCCCGTCCAGCTCCGCCGCGCGGGTTGTGTTGGCCTCCTCCTCCGCGGTGATCTCCTTGTCCTCGGCCTCGATCTCGGCGCATTCGGCGTCAAACGCGGCCCTCTCCTCGGCGGTCGTCTCGTCCGTCATCTCGGCAAGCGCGGCCTCCGCCCGGGATTCCCTTTCCGTCCACACAGCCCGCTTTGCCTCGGTCGCGGTGATCGCCTGTGCCAGCTCTTCCTTTTTCGCCCGCAGGTCCTTCAGCTTCTGGGCCACGAGCAGCTGCTTCAGTGCCATTTGTCAGTCCTCCTTTTTCAGCTTTTTCAGCCTGTTTTGCCTCTCGGCGCGCCATGTCCGGTTTTCCTCCGACGCCGCCGCCCTGTTTTCCTCCCGGACGCCGACCGCGGTCTTCTGGTACGCCGGGAAGGTGCAGACGGAAACCTCGAAGAGCCGCAGGTCCTTCAGAATCCGGTGGATCGTGCCCTTCGACTGATCGTATTCCCGCTCGATGTCCCGGATCTCGAAGCCGAAGCTGGCCCCCGTCACGTCTCCGCGCTCCATCCGGGCGGCCTCGTTCGTCGCGTCCGTGTCCGCCTCGTTGATTTCCGCCGAAGCCCACAGGCCGACGTTGTCCACCCGGAGCGTCGCCGTGCCTGACGCCGTCCTCCCGAGCACCTTGGTCGTGTCGTGGTTGACGAGCACCCGCACGTCGTCGCCGTCTTTGATCGAGCGGTCGAAGGCGTGCGGATCGATCGTTTCCGTGACGCCCAAGCCCATGTCGTACAGGTCGTCGAAGCGGGCAAAATACCCTTCGATGTACCGCTTCCCGGCCTCCTTGTGCACGGTGAAGGGGGAGCGCTCCCGCACAGCCTCCCTCGTCTCAATCCTCATCGCTCACATTTCCTCCTCCCTTCAGCTTTTTCTGCTGGCCGAGCATGTTCGTCGGCAGATAATTCTCAAGCAGGTACAGCTCGTCCATCCCCTCGTCCGGCGAGAGACCGATCCAGTCCCTCCACTCGTTCCGGCGCATCGCCGCGCGGTCGACCAGCTCCTTCCCCGCCGTCACCAGCTCGCTGAGCTTATAATTATAAAGGCTCCGCGGGTTGAGCTGGATGTGCCAGTCCGAGTTCAGAATCAGCTTCCGGGTCATCTCCTGCTCGATCACCGACGCCACGCCCCGGACGGCCTGATTCACAAAGAAATTATAGGCATCGTCCTTGTAGTCGCCCACGCCGACCGTAAACGGCGGAACGCCCATGAGACACGCGATCTTCGTCTGATCCAGCTTCAGATTCTCGGAGATGGCGAGATCGGAAATCGACAGGGGCTTGACTTCCTTCACGTCCACCATCTCCGCGGGAATCGCCCAGGGCTTCCCGCTGTCCTTGTTCAGCACGTACTGATCGACCAGCTTGTCCCGTCCGTCCTTGGTCTGGAACTCCTCCGCCAGCCCGTCCAGCTTGATGATCAGCGACGGCACCGGGGATTTCAGCAGATTCTCCTTCGTCCGGCCCGCCTGGGCGATGGCGTCCACGATCTTCCGCAGCGGCAGCCGGAACCCGTGCCCGATCCACGGACGGGAGATGTCCGGATTGATCCGGAAGTGAAGCACCTCCTCCGGCCTGAACACCGCCCCGCCGTAGCGCACCCGGTATCTCTCCGCCCCCGGCGCGTCCTCGAAGATCACCTGCGCCGGATCCAGCGGCACCAGATCGGAGAGAAATTCCCCGTCATACTCCGGCAGGAGCACCGCGTTCCCGTCCCCGGCCGTGAGCATCACCTCCACGATCCAGTACATCAACGTCTTGCGGTTCATGGCCTTGGAGGGCGTCCGGTCGAGGAAGGCCGCCAGCTCGTTCTTCACCCGCCTGTCCCCCCGGTCCGTGTTCTCCATGAGCCGCACCGTCATGTTGGATACCAGATCCGCGTACTGGTGCACGCACATCCTCACCTCCGGGGCCTCGTAGAGCGGGATATAATCGCCGTCCCGAAGAAACGCCTCCAGCGCCTCCCCGCCGGTCATCCCGCCGATGGTGATTCCCCGCCTGGATACCACCGGCCCGGACACCTCCGACGCCTTCACCCTCTCCTGCGGGATCATTCCCCGGCCGCCTTCCGGGATCCTCTCCCGGCGAAAATCTGCGGGACGATCCCGCGAACGCTTCTTGCTCATGCTTCCTCCTCGATTCTGATCTGCTGCCTGGCGGCGCCGATCCGGTTCTCCGCCACCACGAAATACTCCGGCTCCAGCTCGATCCCGATGAACCTCCGGCCCGTATGGACGCACGCCACGCCCGCCGATCCGCTCCCCATGCAGTTGTCAAGGATCGTCTCCCCGGCCTCGGTGTAGGTCTTGATCAGGTATTCCAGCAACGCGACCGGCTTCTGCGTCGGGTGGTACTGACTTTCATGCGTGTGGAAAATGCTTTTGAACGAGATTATATCTCCGGGGTAATACTCGATACTGTGAGACAGCGCCGAATGGTACCTCCCGTAGTTGGCCGAACCTTCCCCGCGTGCTCTTGCATGATTCTTCCCGGAGACCATCTGCGGATGATACACCGGCGTCCTCCGGCTGAAGACCAGGATGGTCTCGTGCTCCTTCAGCGGCCGCCTCTTCGCGTTCAGAAACCCCGTCTTGTTGGATTTCTGCCAGACCCACTCATAGCGGAATTCCCGGGGATTGCTCATGACCAGCGCGGCCGCGAAGGGCATCTGGGCGAAGAGACACACCGCGCCGTCCGGCCTGACGATCCGGTGATACTGCTCCCACAGCGGCCCGAACGGGATGACCGTGTCCCAGCGGTTCCGCGTCGTCCCGTAGGGCAGGTCGCAGAGAACCATGTCCACGGATCCGTCCGGAATTCCGCGCATGAGCTCGAGGCAGTCTCCCTGCCGGAGCTGAATCATTCCTCCGTCCATGCCCTCTCCTTCTCCAGCTTCTCCATGTCCTCCAGCATCCGGCAGCAGGCGAAGACCGCCGCGTCGAATACGTCGATCCGGAGCTTGTCGTCGTATTTCCCGTACTTGATCATCCCGTCCGTGATCTCCAGGCCCCAGACGTTGCCCACGCAGTATAAAAACGGCTCCGCGTGCAGGAAATACAGCTTCTTCCGCTTGGCCTGATCCTCGATCCGCCGGAAGCCCTCGCTTTTCACGTACACATACTGCGGCTGATCCACGATCCGGAATCCGGCTTTTTTCATGCCGAGGAAGAATTCCCGGGCAAACCGCCGGTCCTGGCCCACCTGCCGGATCCTGAAGCCCCGCTTCTTCATGGCCGCGAACCATGCCACCACGTCGGCCTGATTCACCGTGTCGTCGTTGCACATGGTCAGCCACCCGTCGTCCGCCCAGCCGAAGAGCGGAATGTTGTCCTCCTGGGCCTTCGCGTCCGCCTGGGTCAGCGGGAACCAGCAGTGCGGGATCACGATGTCCACGCCGTTGTAATTCCCGTAAAGACAGGCCGCCGTGAGGTCGAATTTTTTCGACAGGTCCGCGCCGCCGTACCACCGGATCGGGAGCCGGGCCAGCTCGTCGAGGGTCCAGGAATATCCCGCGTCGGAGGTCTCGAACTCCTCCACGCGGAAGTAGGACCGGCTGTCCGCCACGAAGATGTTCAGGGATTTGGCCAGGAATTCGGAGCGCTGCTGTGGATCGGCCTGGGCCTCGATGGCCTCCGCCATGAGATCCTCGCCCCGGACGGACACGTTGTAGTTCGGATTGGCCTTCATGTGCTGGATCGGATCCAGATAGTCCACGTTCCCGTCCGCGTCCTCGTCCGCCTTGCAGATGAATATAAACAGGCTCTCCGCATACGGGTCTTTCTTCTCCGTCCGGAGGATCTTCTGACACAGCTTGAGCCGCTGGGCGCAGAAGCAGTTCCGTCCTCCGTCGCCGGCCGTGGAAATGCCGATCATGAGCTTGTTGGAGTAGGCCTTCATGGCCTGCCTCAGGATGTCGTACTGCTTCGCCGATTTGAAGGCGTGGATTTCGTCCGCTATGGCGATGTTGCACCCGAGGGAGTCCTGCCGGTCCGGGTTCGCCGCCAGCGCCTCGATGTAGACGGAGCCCTCTCCCAGATCCCGGTTTTCGATGACATGGGCCTGGTTGTTGTCCAGGATCCTCCAGCCCTCCGCCGGATCCACAGCCTCCTCCCGCGAAGCGTAGAGGTGGGTGGTCAGGTTGTTCTCGATGGCCTTGAAGGACTCCATGGCCTGACGCAGGGCCGCCGCCGCGATGTAGATGGTCGCTCCGGATTTCACCGACAGCAGGGCCAGCGCCCAGGCCAGCGCCGCCATGAACAGCGTCTTCCCGTTCTTGCGCGGGATCAGGATGAACGCCTCTTTGATCCGGCGGAGCTGCGTGCCCGGGATATAAAACACCAGGATCGCGTAGACGATGAATTTCTGCCAGCACTCGAGAATCAGCGGCTTCCCCTTCAGCGGCGTCCCGTCGAGCGCCTCGCCCTTCCGGTGCACGAACTGCGTCTGAATCTTGTCGATCACAAAATCCGCCTCCGCCGTCCGCACGTCCCACCGTCCGGATTCCCAGTCCTCCCGGAACCTCCGGCACGCAAGGATCTGATCCTCCCCGGCGATCCTCTCCCCGGAAATCACCGCGTCCACATACCGGAATACCTCGGCCTCATGCCTCCCGGCCTCTCTCACCTCCATGCCTCGCTCACCGGCTCCCATCTCCAGCGCCGTCTCACTCCCCGGCTCCGCGCCTCAGCTCTCCCCGGTTCTCCCGTCTCACGCCCCGGCCAGCGTCCAACGCTCCCCGGCAGCCATGTCCGGCCCTCTCCGGGATTATAACAGCAGATCCGTCTTCCGCGTCTTCCTCTCCGCCTTGAACGGCTCCTCCTGCAGGGATTTCAACCCCTTCGGCGTCAGCCCCAGCGCGTCCTCGAGAGCGAGCAGATCCCGCCTCAGCGTCTCGAGTGTGATCACAATCGGCGCTTTCTTAACCCCCTGCGGCCCCGACACCTCGTACTGATACCCGTCCTTCCGGTACTTGGAATAGATCTTCCCGAACTCGTCGCTCAGAATCCGATACCGCCGGATCGTCTCGTCAAATTCCGGCTTGTACACCCCCAGTGCCTTCATCCGGTCGATGATGTCCTGCTCCTTCTTCGTCGGCTTCATGGCCCGCCTCCTCTCGCTGAAAATGGTTCACGCGCGCACGCGCGCCGGAGGGGGAAAAGGAGACCCCCTCCATTGGAGAAGCGCCGACCTTTTCACCGACCGAACCGGGGGGGAGTCCCCTTCCGCTTCGCGCGATCCGGGTGCGCGCGATTGTGGCAGGCCTCGCAAAGGCTGACGAGATTGCTGTCAACCAGCGCGAGCTCCGGCGCGTCCTCGTACTCGATCCGGTGATGCACCAGCACCGCCCGGACCGGCAGCCCGTCGCGATCCTTCCGGCCGTAGCGCCGGCACTCCACGCACAGCCCCTCGTCCCGCCGCAGGATCTTCTCCCGCTTGATCTTCCAGGCGTATGATCCCTCGAACTGCTCCTTGCTCTTCGTCCTCATCGCCCGCCTCCCCGAAGACCTACCCGCGGCGCGTCGCCCGCACACCTGGCATTCGCAAAAAAATCACGGACTCCCGCAGGAGGCCCGTGCGATTGATTTAATATTATCACAAAAAGCCCGTCTATTAGTCGCATGTTTTACGGCCGCAGATCCCTCCGGAACTCCGCCCACAGTTTCCGCGCCTTGTCCAGCCAGCGGAACACCGTGCTCCTGTCCGCCGGATACTCCAGGGCAAACCGCATCGCCCTCGCCCCAACCTCGCCGCGCCGGAGCGGACGCCACGGCTCCTGCATGTAGATCGCCACGACGGCCCGGACGATCTCCTCCCCCGCCGCGTTGGTCCTCCCCTGCCGATCCCGGAGCGCGGCGAAAACGGACGCGCAGGCCAGAAGGTCCGCCGCCCTCTTGTATCTCATTCGTCGAATCGTCTCCGGATCGGGCATCCCCAGCAGCGCCCACCGTCGGAACGCTTCGGTTGCTCTATCTCTGTCCCTCTTGCTCTCGCTCACGTCTTCCTCCGCCTCCCTTCGCGCATTGTAGTACGTCCTCCGCCTCCTCCGGTCACAAAACCTTACCCATTTACAAGGCTCAGCACCGCCGCTTCGGATTCTCACAGTCCTGCGCGGCCGGCACCTTGATATATTTGAAATACAGGTATCCGTACTGATTGGATTTCGTCTCGACGAGTATGTATCCCTTCGGCGCCCGCGGAGGCTTTTCCTCGGTGTAGGCCCGCTTCGCCTCCCGCGGATCCTCCCGCTCCGGACGCCGGACATTCCGGGAGCACTTGAACCGGTGCCCGCCGAACTCCTCGCGCCAGTGATCGAAGAGGTAGTTCGCCAGCCCCGTGTAGTCCGGGCCGTGATCCACGCCGTCGTAGACGCACCGCTCTCTGAGGTGATCCACCCGCGTGACGGAGCCGAACGTCCATTTCTCCTTGATGACCTCCTCCGGGATCCCGTCCGTCACCATGTGCAGGTGGAACCGGTGCGTGTTCTTCCCCTGCCCGTAGTAGATAAAGATCACCCCGTCCGGACAGGCCCGCCTGAGACGGCGAAAGTACCGGTCCCTGAGGATCCGGCACTCTTTCGCGTCGTGGCATTCGTTTTCGGAGTCGAACGTCAGCGTGGAATAAAGGGACTCCGGGGTGAAATTGGCGTTGAAGAGCCGCGTGTGGTTGCGCCTGGACATCTCGTTCCGGTGCCGCGCGCGGTCCTCGGCGTTCTCGAAGCGCGGACGATAGCCCGCCTTCTTCGGATCCGCCCGGTCCGGGATCGTGTAGACCTCCTGCTCGCATACCACGCCGGAGAATGTCCGCCGCTTCACTCTCTTCAATGTCAATCCCTCCCCGCAAAAACAGTTATGATCCGCTCCGCGCAGTGAAGGAGTGTAAACGGCGGAGCCTCATCGCTGTTCACTGTAAACGTTCGCTCAGCGAACTCACCACTCAGAACGGCAGCTCCCCGTCCATGTCGCTCTCGCCCTCCGCGATTCCCGCCCTGGCCCCCGGCGTGGCGTACATCTGCGCCTGCACCTTCCCCGGCGCCGCGTCGGGATCGATCCCGGCCAGCACCGGCGACGATGGATCCACGATCACGTCCGAGTTGTTCCGGAATCCCGGAGCCTCGGAGAGCTTGTCCACAAAATACACCTCGTCCGCCACGATCTCCGTCGCAAACTGCTTCACTCCGTTCTTGTCCGTCCAGCTCCGGGACTGCACCGATCCGACCACACAGATCGACGACGCCTTCCGGAAGTACCGCGTGACGAACTCCGCCGTCTGCCGCCAGGCGATGACGTTCAGAAAATCCGCGGACTCCTTCGCGCTCCTCCGGTTGACGGCCACGGTGAAGACGGTGACGGAGACCCCGCCGGGCGTGGTCTTCAGCTCCGGATCCGCCGTCAGCCTCCCGCCGAGGATCACCTTGTTGAAATTGAAGTTGGCCATCAGTAGCTTCCTCCGTCCATCTTCGCACCGCAGTGCGGACACCAACTGTAAATATCAGTGTCTTCATCTGCGAATTTATATGGCTCGTCCGTTTCGCACCGAGAACAGATTCTTGTTTGTTTGCCCGGCACATGGATCCACCGTCCATGTCTCACCGGCTCAACCTCCGCCGCCGGAGCCTCTTTGATCAACTTCAGCGCCCCGCCCGGAGGACCCTCATGCCGCCGGTGGTATTCGTCGATAAGCCACTGGCGGCTTACGAAATCGCTGACCGGTTTTTTCAGCTTGTCTGTGCAGTCTCCGCAATACCACGGGGAAGCGGCCAGTTCCCAATAGGGGCAATCCCGGCACTTCGCCGGCATCTTATCAATGTCATTCATTTCCGCTCCCCCCACGGTCTCCCGCTTTTCACTTCCTCGCACAGCAGCTCCGGCCGCACCTCCGGCATGGACGGCGTCACCCGGTACTGCCTGATGTCCCCGAGCTCCTCGGGCGTCGCCTCGCGCACCCTCTCCGGCGGAACGATCGTCACCGACCGCGCCTCGTTCATCGGCAGAAGTTCCAGCCCGTAGACCTCGACGGCGCCCCGGTCCGCGTCCGATCTCAGCGGATAGCTCTTCCGGATGCACCCGATCCGGGCGTAAAGCTGCGGCCCCAGCATCGGGCTGTCGTACACCACCGGCACGTTCTTCCGCGCCGCCGTCACCGCTTCCTCAATCGTCATGATGATCCTCCCTGCTCTTCAGCGGAACCGCGCCGACGCAGATCCACGCCTCCCCGCCGTTCTTCTCCAGCTCCATGCACATGGATTCCTTCTCCCCCTGCAGAGCTTCCTCCGGGCACCGCACCGTGATGCACACGCACCCCTCGCCCTCCGGAGCGGCCTTCCGTTTGAATTTCAGAAGCCACTTCATTTCGCACCTCCCGCGAAAAGTCCCGTCCCGCGTCCGCGCTGGGTCTCCTCGAGGATCCGCCGGAACGCCTCCGGAGCCTCCCGGACCGGCATGGGAGGATCCGCACGGAACGGCTTCGCTACCGTCTCAATCTGCCCCTCGGCCAGCTCCTCCCGCTCCTGCTCCGACACCGGCGTGAGATCCACGTCGTACTCCTCTCTGAGCCGCCTCAGCCTCCCGTGCTGCTCCTCCGTCCGTTTCCGATCCTGCCCGCCGATGAAGCGCTCCACCCACCCGGACATGAAGTCCGCCAGCGGGATCGTGAAGTCCCGCTCGATCTTCGAGATCGGGAACCGCCTCCGCCCGGAAGGGTATTTCATGTCGAGAAGCGCCAGCGTGCCGGACGCGATCCACACCCGGACAGCCCGGCGGCCGAGGTACGCATACCACGCCATCCGGGCCTCCGCGTGGATCCGGTCCGTCCCGAGGAAGAGCTTGTCCGGGATTCTGGCCTCGGCGCGCTCCCAGACCGGCTCCGGCTCGATCCCGCCGAAGTTCATTTTCCGCGCCAGCATGAACTCCGCGTCGGCCACTATCTCCTCAAAGCGCATGATCTCGTCCGCCTCGTGCCGCCCTCTCCTGTCCTTCACGTAGATCCGGTCCGCGGCGTTGTCGTTCAGCTCCCGGGAGCAGTTTCCGGCCTGCCCGTCGAAGAAGGATTTCAGCCCCGCCCGCCGGAACCACGGGAAGTGGTCGAGCAGGAGAAGCGCGGCCTCCGACTGCATGGCCTCCAGCGCCTTGCATCCGTACAGCTTCGTCATCCGCTCGGTCTTCTCCTCCCGGAGCAGTTCACCCGCCCTGCATTTCATCTCCGCCCTCCTCCTTCTGCATCTTGTCCGCCAGCGCCAGCAGGCTGTAGACCGTCTGCATGTGGATTCCGGTCCGCCGGGAGATCTCCGGAGCCTTCAGCCCCTCCTCGTCCCGCATCCGCCGGAACCGCTCGGCCCGCTCCAGCCGCACGGCGCGCTCCCTCTCCCGCTGAGCCGACGGCACGTCGATCCCCGCCTTCCGCATGGCCCGGACCCGGTTGTTGACCGTCGTCGGCGTCACGCCCAGCCGGAGCGCGATGTCCTTCTGCAGAAGCCCTTCCCGGCACATCCCGAGGATCAGCTCGTCCCGCTCCTTCACCGCCTGACTCCGCGCACTGTCCGCTCCGGCGTTCCCGTGACGTACTCCGCCCTGCGCCGAGCTGACCCTCATGTGCTGTGACCGTGACGGACCCCGAACGGACGAGCAGGAGAACCCGGCGTAGATCTCCGCGCGTTCCATGGCGTCCTGGGAAAGCCATTGACGGCCCTCCCACGTCACCCGGATCCCGAAGATCCGCTCCCCGGCCTGCCTCTTCACGCCGGAGCGCTCCTCCGAGAGAATCCCGGATTTGAACTGCAGCCATTCCAGCACCTCGCCGAAGGTGCCGCTCTTCGTGACGGTCCTGCCTCCGAACGCCAGCGCGCCGATCCACGCCCGCGGGACCTCGCCGCTGTCCGCGATCCAGTACCCCGACGGCCTGCCGGTCCGGATGATGCCTTCAATTCCGTCCCGGTCCGTCGTCCTGATCGTCGTCGGAATCATCGCTCACACCCCCCTCTCCGTCCGGTTTTTGATCGATGTCCGCATCCGGACCAATCTCCGGAATCTCCGGCCAGTCCCACAGCGTCCAGGCCCGGAAGGTCTCCCGGTGGAACGTGTATTCGGCCCCGTCGAGGTCCCGCATGATCCATTCCTCGCCGTCCCAGCGGAGAATACTCACCCGGTCCTCGTCCTTCGGCGTCTTCCACACCGCCGCGCAGAGCTCGCCCTTCGGCGGATCGACGGACATGGGCCGCCAGATCAGGAGGAACCGCTCGATCTCGTTCTCGTCGATGGGCGGATTGTTCCGGGGATCGAACCGCCGCCGCCGGATCAGCACCAGCTCGTCGTCCCGGGCGTTCCAGATGTCCTCGCCGGATTCGACCTTGTAATAATCGTGACCGGCCGACGATCCGCACCCGATGACCCGCCCCACGACGGGATTTTTCTCGGTCGTGTTCTCCCGGACAATGTCCCCCTGCCGGAATGCGTATTTTCTCATGACTCCTCCTTCTTTTTGATCCCGACGATCTTCCGCCACATCTTCTGGATGTCGGTGAACGGCCCATAGACCGCGACTCTGTATTCTTCCTCGCCATCCGTCCTGCCGAAGACCATGATCTCGTCCGGCTCGTCTTCGATCATCCCGGCCAGAATGACTATATTCCCGTGAGCCTTCGTTATCGGATAGCCAATCTCGCCGTCCGGATCTATCACAGGATCGGCCAGCAGTCCGAAGTCCACGTTCTCGATCTCGAGAATAACCCGCACCTGTTCGCTCGCTTTTTTCATGACACCCGCTCCTTTCGGATTTCCTCCCGGATCGGCTCCGGGATCTTTTCATCCTCCGGGCCCATCCACACGCAGACGGCCTCGGACCATCCCTCCTTCTTCGCCACAAGCTTGGCCATTTTCCGGGCGCAGGCCTCGGCGTCCCCGGGCTTCGTCGCGTGGATCACGATCACCGGCTCCTCCCCCGGACACCGGAAGAGGAATTTGTATTTCTGCTTCTGCATATCGATCTCCTTTCAGTTCCACGGCACGGCCCGCATCTGCTCCGGCGTAGGGCGGGAAGTCCAGTATCTGTGAATATCTGTGAAAGCTCTTACATCATTTACGTTTATCGTGTTCCATCTATAGCGGGTACCGTCTTTGTACTCTTCCCAGACATTCAAATGTCCGCCATCATCAAGATTGGGGTTGTTCTCGAAGTCAGCCGTCGTGACTACCCGCGGCTCCTGCTCTTCCAACATAAGCAGCGCGGTATGTGCGAGGTCTCTTACCTCTTCTTCTTCATGTTCCACCGCTTCTTCGGCAAGCCATTTTATCACCTTTTCTCTTTCAGCCATTCCGCGCCCTCCTCATCAATGCCATGTGCTTCGCAAGCCAGAGCGGCGGAATGTCCGTGAATTCTTCTCCATCCCTGCCGCAGAGGAACCAGTTGCCGACGAAATCATAGCTGAGATACGGATTCGGCTTCATCCCGCGGATCCGGCCTTCCTCGTTGCAGACGAGCACCAGATCCGTGCAGATGGTCACCGGCTCGATGTACCCTCCGACCAGCTCCTGACAGGCTTCCAGTGTGTTCGGGATCTCACGCACCTCGAAGGGCTTTCCGACGCGCTTGTACAGCACCTTGATCTTGTCCGCCGTCATTCGTCCTCCTCCAGCCGTTCCCGCCAGTCGGACGCGACGGTGTAATAATGCACCGCCCCGTCCAGCTGCTTCACCGGCATCCGTCTGACCATCATCGTCCCGGGATCGAAATACCGGAGCTGACGGCCCCGCCCGCTGCTGGTGTGGACTACCTCGCACGCAAGCTCCGTGCTGTATCCGCGCCGGTCCCGCCCGTGAACCGTCACCGTCACCCCGGCAGGGAGCTTCCGGACCTCCTCCGCGGTGATCTTTACCTCGTTCCTGCCCGGCATCAGTTCCACCCCTTTCCCGTGCTAAAGTATACGTTGTCTTCCACAAAAGCGTAACACGGTACAGCCCATTCATGATAGTGTCCGGTTCTGAAGAATGGTGCTGTCCATTCCGGCCCGTTCACGAACCGTTCCTCGCATTCCTCACGGAACCGCGCCAGTTTTTCGTAGTCGTACTCTTCCTCCCACACGCCGGGATAGGTGCTGAACGCCGGTTTCCCGTTTTCCGCGACGGCTGACAGCGTCCCGAACATCGTGGAGGAATAATACCCGGATTCCCACAGGCGGAGTATCGCGTCGATCCCGGCCTCCCGGCATTCCGGGGACGTGATACCGAATTCAAGGAAGACGATCCGGCTGAAGAGATCCATCTCCCATATCGCCATCCTGTGGCCGTCCCATCCGACCATCTCAGTCTCTATGTTCCAATCCACACCGCCGGGATCAATGCCAATCGGCGGGTGTGCGATATAATCCACGCTGTCAGATTGCTGTGCGTTGCAGGGGACATTCATGTCCCCGACATTTGTGTCGGTCACATCGTCAACCATTTTCCCGGCGTCAGGAAAATGGTCCGGATTTTCTGCCAACTTGCCGGCCACTTGCTGGCCACTTGCTGACCACACCGCGCTCATGGGCTCGTCCGGCCTGTACCATTCCGGCGCGGGTCCGTCCCCCTCGGTGTAGGTGTCCAGCCGGTACGCCGTTCCGATTTCCACCGCTTCCGGCGCGCCGAGATACCGGACCACAGCCGGATTTCTCCCGATCCCCTCTCCGGGTTCGTCCGCCGTGAGGGCCCGGGTGTCGGTTTCCTCCGCGGGTCTCAGCCTCACGATCCGCGACACGCCCCAGCTCCCCGCGGCGATCAAACCGGCGATCAGCAGTCCGAGGACGATCCTTCTCTCACGCTTCCTCATGGCCGTCCTCCTTCTCCGCGCCCCGGCACATGGCAGCCGTCCGGATCAGTGCCGCGATGACCACGCCGCAATACAGCTTCTCCGCCTGCCGGCATCCCAGCGCCCGCCAGTCCTCGTCCCCCTGAATCAGCGTCCGCCAGGCCCCGCAGAACAGAGCCGCCGCCTTCTCCAGCTCCGGCGTGTGCTGTCCCGCCGTCGCCTGATCCACGTCCGCGAGGGTGGAGACCACCAGCTTGTCCATGTGATCCTCGAACCACTTCCGGTCCATGTTCTCAACCTTCACGGCGTCGGGGCCTCCGGCCTTCGCGCGCTTCTGCAGGTCCATGATCTTCGCCCGGACCCACTCGGTCACCGCCGGAGGCATGACGTCTGCCGGGACTTTAAAAATGCCCTCTCCGCGGTCCTCCTCAATCTGCCCGGCCGTCTCGTCGAGATACCGCCGGACCTCCTCGGACATGTCCGGGAAGGACGCGAGATCAAACTCCAGCCCTCCCACCTGTACGGCGAAGCGTCTCTCCATTGCCATTTTTTGCTCTCCTTTGAAAAATGAATTTACTGTGCACAGACGCACAAGGACGGATCCCATCCCCATGCGTCCGGGCACTGAATGTTCGCGCAAGCGCGAAATTCCGGACATTGACCAAAGGTCAAGTCCCGTGTCCCGGATCGAATCAGTCCTTGATGCCCAGCCGCTGCTTCGCCGTCTCGAGCCCGACGGTGTTGACGTAATCCCGGAGCAGATCCCCGAAGGCCTCGGAGACGGTTTTCTCCCAGCGTTTCTGCTCCTCCGGCGTCCGGTCGGGCATGAAGGCCGAGGCCTCCCA